CCGTCGGCTTCATGTCGATGGGCTGGGTCGGCCCCGGCACCGCCGAGAAGATGGCCAAGACGCGCGCCGATACGGCGGTCGTCGCGGCGCTGGTGCCTGTCTGCGTCGCCCGGTCCAACGCCGCGTCACCGGAGGGCGCGGTGCAGCCTGCTGGGCTGTTCTCCACTGCTCCGTACCGTGGACCGGCCAAGGCGGGCGGGTCGGTCAGCCTGATCAAGATCGAAGCGATCCGCGAAGACGTCGAACGCGACGCCCGCTACGGCAAGTGCTTCGGCAACGACGACACCTGCACGGCGTGGGGCACACAGAAGTACAACGGACTGTGCAACGCCCACGGCCGGATCGCCCTCGGCTTGTCGGCCTACTCACCGAAGGGTGGCTGATGGACGTCCAAGAGCTACGCAACTACGCCCGAGCGCAGATGGACGTCGATGACCGCGACCTGCCCGACAGCGTGCTCAACGTGTACCTCCAAGAGGCGTTCGACCGGACGATGGCGTTCACCAACAAGTGGCCGCGCAACGAGACGGTGTGGGGTCTGTCGGTCCTGGCCGACGACCCGAGCGCGACCATCCCCGCCGACGTGAACATCCCCTCGATCACGTCGGTGATCGCCGTGGACAACGGCTACGCCCTGGTGCAGATCGACCAGCATCTCGCCGAGCAGAACTTCTCGCCGCTGAACGTCGTCAGCCAGGGCACCCCCGTGTACTTCTCGATCTGGGGCGACCAGCTGTACCTGTGGCCGCGGCCGATGGCCAACACGGTGTTCGACCTGAGGATGCGCGGCTTCCGTCAGCCGGTGTGGTCCAACGCCGCCTCGACCATCCCCGACCTCGATCCGCGCCTGCACGTCACCTTGGCGTACTTCGCCCTCGGCCTGGCCTACGCCAAGGAAGAGGACGAGGTGATGGAGGGGATCTACATGGGTCGGTGGAACCGTGACCTGACCCAGCAACTCAAGGCGATCCTCGAACCGTCCCATCAGCGTCCGCTGGTGATGCACGGAGGTTCGCCGATCGGGGGCGTGCCCTCGTTCGTGGTCATCCCGCCGTCGGTGCCGTAGATGGCCGGGAACCGCTTGACGCCAGAGAACCTGACCGACTTCACCGGCGGGCTGAACTACAGCAGTGATCAGTTCTCCCTGGCGGAGAACGAGTCGCCCGACCTGATGAACATCGACCTCGACCCACGCAGCGGGTTCACCACCCGACGCGGCTGGCGGCGGCGGAACCTGGCCGAGATCGCGGCGGTCACACCGTGGCAGCCGCGCAACGCTGTCGTGCACACCGTGGCGACCGGTGAGCAGACGATCTTCGTGGTCAACAACGAGGTGATCTACGCAGCCCCCGAGTCGGGGGTGTTCGCCCCACTCACCGGCCCGGTGGCCCAGGGCACGCCGCACGGTGCTGACTTCGTCTCGTGGGGCGAGGACGTCTACTTCACCTGCGGCATGGGTCAGACCGCGTACCGCCGCCGCATCGACGGGACGCTGACGGCGATGACCCCTGACGTGTGGTCCGAAGTCGACAGCCCGGCCCTCGACACGATGCCGCGCGCCGGGCTGTGCGAAGCCCACGCGGGCTACATGTTCACCGCCCGCATCCGCGAAGGCACCGTCTCGTACAACACCAGGATCCGCTGGTCGCACCCCAACCGCCCCGACGCCTGGCGCGAAGACGACTTCCTCGACATCGACGCCTACGGCGGCAAGATCACCGCGATCATCTCGTTCCGCGACCACCTGCTGATCTTCAAGACGACGAGCATGTGGGCGCTGTACGGCTACAGCGACGACTCGTGGCAGCTGTCGCTGATCTCCTCGTCGATCGGCTGCCCAGCCATCACAGCGGTGACCAAGTCGGAGACGACGGCGTTCTTCTTCTCGGCGTCGAACAAGAACGGGATCTACGCCTACAGCGGGGGCGAGCCGACTTACATCTCCGAGAAGCTGCGCCCGGCGATGTCGCAGATCACCGCGTTCACCAACGTGTTCGTCTCGTGGGCCAACCGCAAGCTGTACGTCGCCGTGCCGTGGAAGCCGATCTTCGCCCAGCCCGAACCCTCGTCGCTGTTCATCTTCGACCCGGACATCGGTCAGGGCGCGTGGACGATGTACTCGTCGCCGTACGGCGCGGTGGCCTCGGTGGTCGACGGCAGCGACATCAACTCGAAGTTCCCCCTCGCCGCCTTCTGGTCGACACACACGGCGGCGATGCTCGTCCTCGATTCGATCGACGACGCCTACGACGAGATCCTCACCTCTGGTGGAGTGCTGACCAAGCAGGACTTCCCCGCCTACTACCGCACCCGGTGGATGCACGGTGGTTGGCCAGACGTGCGCAAGTCATGGCGCCGCCCGATGTTCATCTGTCGTCGTGTCCCCCGCCAGGTCGACCTGCTCGTCGAGCAGTTCCGCGACTACGACGAGACGACGATCCGGCGCACTGGCCTGGTCCCCGGCGACGTGGTCGAAGGCAACGTCTGGGCGGCTGGCGGCGCGGCTGACCCTGGCGGCATGGACTGGGGCGAGGCGGGGATGACGTGGGGCGCGCAGGTCCAAGGTGCCTCGTTGATCCGCGGCGGACCGATGGGTCACGCCGCTGCCCTGCAGTTGCGGGTCACGCCCGCGGCGAACACTCCGCTGCGCAAGTGGGGCTGCGACGGGATCATCGTCAAGTTCAATGTGCAACGGTTCAGAACATGATCAGGGGTAGCGATGTCGCAGCTTGATCTTGCAGATCGTGGACTGAGCGACCCCGTATTCAGCAGCGATGACGTGCTGCGCGCGCGTGTCGTTGCGGATGGCGGCGACCTGCTCGTTGGTCAACTTGGCCCTGGGACTGGCCTCGCCAGCGGGGTTGCTTCCTCGTCCCTTGATCTTCCTGTCCCGAGCGTTGTCGCCGTGCGACCCGAGGAACAGGTGCTCGACGTTGATGCACGGAGGGTTGTCGCAGCGGTGCAGGACGCACAACCCATCAGCGATCTCGCCGTTGGCTTCGATCCAGGCGTGTCGGTGGACGCGTACTTGTCGGCGGTTGATCGTTCTGACCCCGTAGCCATCGCGGTCGCAGCAGCCGGTCCATTCGATGCACGGAGTGCTGAGTACGGTGGAGTCGTTCATCAGGAGCCTCATCTCTTGGTGATCACGACAGCCCGGCCCTCGACGGCTGGGCTGTCCTCGTTCCACCGTAGTCGTCAAGATGACAGCCGCTTGGCTCGGAACGTAGGAGGTATCTGTGGCGAAGATCGCGCTGCCATACACCATCATTAATGGTGACCCCGTCGACGCTGGACCGGTGCAGTCGAACTACCAGACGATCGAGGCGTACTCGAACCAGGAGTTGATCGAGCGCGGCGGCACGGTGGCGATGACCGCGCAGCTGAAGCTGGTCGGCAACCCCGTCGCCGCACTCGACGCCGCACCCAAGCAGTACGTCGACACGATGGTGCCGATCGGCGGCATCCTGCTCTATGCCGGGAGCGTCGCTCCGGTCGGTGGCATCTGGCTGCTGTGCGACAACACCGAGTACCAGCAGGCCACCTACCCCGAGTTGGCTGCGGTCATCGGGGCGGCCAACGGCAGGTTCAACGTCCCCAACCTGATGGACCGCTTCCCTGTCGGTGGTGGTGGCGCCTACGCCCACAAGTCGATCGGCGGTCGCCCTGATGCGGTCGTTCCGTTGCACGCCCACACGATTGATCACGGTCATGCCAGCACCGGAACCGTCAGCAACGACCACAGTCACTCGGTCAACATCGTGTCCGGGGCTGCTGATCGCGCCCTGGGGACGAGCAGCAATGGGGATCACAACCACTACGCATCGGGCGATCCGGCAGTCAATGTGCTCGGTGCTGTCGCTGGCGGGGCGCCTCTGCAGACGGGCGATGGCGGGCCATCGATCGGTTACTACGCGACGACCTCCATCAACGGGGCGCACACCCACACGGTGACCGACCACCTCCACGGGGTCAACGGCAACACCGGCGGCATCTCCGCCAACCACACCCACACTGTTCCAGCGATGGCTGGGAGCAGTGGTCAAGCAGGCATCGACCCGGCGCTCGGCAACCTGCCGCCATACTTCGCCCTCGCGTTCATCATCAGGGCCAAGTAGTCATGGCACTGACCGACTACGGCTACGGGGTCGACACCGGCGCGTACCAGCGCCAGGCCAACGACCTCCAGTACCGGTTCAACACCGACCAGGCGACCAACGCCTACGGTCGCTTCCTGTCCCAGCAACGCGGCGAGCGCGGCCTGGGCGACATGACCCAGCAGTTCAACCGGCAGCTGCCCAACGCCTACGCGCAGTACAACCAGCGCGGTCTGTCGGGGGCGGGGATCAGGTCGGGGACGCAGCACCGGGCGATGGGCAACTACCTCGGTGACTACACCCAGAACTACGCCCGCGGTCAGCAGGACTTGGCTCAGGGGCTGCAGCAATACGATCTGACGGGGATGCAGCAGCAGGCGGACTACCGCACTCAGCTGTCCTCGCTGGAGACACAGAAGCAGCGAGACATCGCCAACGCCGCGCTCGGCATCTCGATGCTGCGGCCCTATTTCGGGAGTAGCTGAACCATGCCGACGAGTGGAAACACCTACGGCGATCCCTGGGATACGCCCCAGACCGCTGACTTCTTGAAGGTGTCGCACGAACCGAACAACTGGTTCACCCCGTACCAGCAGTACAACAAGGCCGACCAGTGGAAGATCTACCAGTCGGTCAACCCGACGGTCGGGGCGAACAACAACCCGGTCGCTCCGGTGCGCCCGCGCTCCACCAGTAGCGGCGGTGGCGGCGGCGGTGGTGGTGGCGGTGGTGGTGGTGGCCCGGCTGGCTTGGACCAGGGTCAGCTGGACTGGTACACGTCGATGCTGCGCAACGCCAAGCCGTACGGCAATCAGTTCAACGCGCTGACGATGCCGCAGTGGAACGACGTCAACATCTCCCCGTTCGACAACAGCCAGTACGACATGCTGCGCAACTCGCTGGGTCAGGCGGTGTCGTCGGACCGGGCCACGGCCAGCGGGGCCTACGACAGCCTGGCCAACTACCTGCAGTCGAACTACTCGAACCCGTACTCCAACGCGACCTACGCCACGTCGCAGAACGTCCCCGGCCAGACGCAGCTGGCGATGCAGCGGATGCTCCAGGCCCAGGGGCAGAGTCCGCAGATGGCCAACGAGAGCTACCGCCAGGGACAGAACGGCGACCAGGCGTTCGGCAACCTGCTGGCCCTGCTCGGGACCAACGAGGACACGGCTCAGCGCAACCGGCTCGGCGCGGTGCAGACCGATCGCAACTGGACCAACAACATGCTGAACATGGCCCAGCTGCAGGGTCAGACGGGGATCGGGCTGCAGGAGGGCCAGGCCAAGCAGGCATGGCAGGGACGAGCCGACGACCGCGCCCTGCTCAACGCCCAGACCCGCTACCAGGGTGACACCCAGGGAGCGCTGGCCAACTGGCAGCGCCAGAACGAGGTCGGTGACACGAACAACGCAGCGCAGACGGCGTACTACAACAACGTCCTGTCGCAGCTGACCAACCTGCTGCCGCTGCTCATCGGCAGCGGCCTCAACCTGCCTGACTACGCCGCTGTCGGCCTGACCTAGGAGGTGCTTGATGCCCAACGGCTCGATGCCTGACATCGGTAGCCCACAGTTCATGCCCTGGCTCCAGGCGCAGGACCCGATGACGCAGCAGGCGGTGATGCGCGCCCTCGGGATGGATCAGGCCAGCGGCAACCCGGTCTCCGCCCAGGGCCTGTACGCCCCGGAGATGACCGACATGGCCTACGACCTGCCCTCGATGGTCGGTGGCATCCCGCTGTCGACCAACTCGAAGGGCGTGCCGAACCCGTACAACGTCGAGACTCAAGCCAAGCGACTTAACTTCGCCCAAGACCTGACCGGCACCGGCGGCTTGGGCAACAACATGCTGTCGTGGATCACCGGCCCGCAGGCCAGCGACCCCTCGGCCTGGAAGCCGATCAAGAAGGGCACCGGGTCCCCGCTGACGTTCGAGAACCTCGCCTCGATGGAAGCGATGGCCGGGTCGGGCGGCAGCGACTACCAGTCGTTCCTCGCTGACCAGATGCTCAAGGGCGCCACCCCGGCTGGAGCGCTCGCTGCGTTGAAGTCGACGATCCGCTCCGGCCAGGCCAGCCAAGAACTGCTCGACTCGATGCCGGGGAACACCCAGCAGGACCCGGCGATCTTCGGCGGCAAGGCACCGGACCTGACCAGCGACCAGGGCTTCACCCAGGCGTTCGACACGAAGACGCTGCTCAGTGACGCCAACGACATGCACCGGGGCATGGCCAAGGACCGCGCCCTGCAGAAGGCGGCGTACCAGGACCCGACGACCGGGCAGTTCTACACCGGGTACAACGAGGACAAGACCGAGCAGATGCAGGCAGCCGACAAGTTGGGCCTGGCCTATCCGACGACGCAGTACAGCGACAAGGACTACGTCGACATGATGCAGCAGCAGGCGTTCGGCCTCGCTCCGGGTCAGGCCGACTACGAGGCTGGTCGGCGCCAGGATGACATCGACCGACTGACCGGACAGATCGCCCCGGCCCAGCAGGCAGCGGACAAGGCGCGCTCCAACCAGGAAGCGCTGATGAAGGCGTGGAACGACAACTTCACCGCACCGGCCCAGCCGATGATGGGTGCCGGGCCGAAGCCGTTCCAGAACTTCGCAGACCTGCAGGCTCCACTGCCCGGCGCTCCTAGTGCACCTGCACTAGGCGGCGGCCGACCGGGCACACCGTTCACTGCAGCGTCCAGCGCTGCCCCGTACGTCGGCACCCACACGGTGCGCCCCGACGTCTCCGTCGAAGGTCAAGCCGCGCTGGCACCGACGTCGTTCCCCAAGGACTGGAAGGTGGTGGCGCGCGACGCGCAAGGACAGCCACTGCTGTACGACACCGGGCTCGGCTCGGTCGTCACAGCCCAGGGCGTCGGAGCAGTCAACGATCCCGAGATCCTCTCCAAGGTGGCCACGGCCGAGTGGGAGCCGAAGGGGTCGGCCACCAAGACGCAGTCGACCAAGCCGAAGGTGCGCGTCAGCATGGGCGGCGACGTCGAGTTGGCTGGGCCGGTCGACTTCTCCAAGCTGTGGAACCAAGACTTCCTCGGCTCCAAGACGCGCGAGTTGAAGGCAGAGGATGTGCGCACGGCCAAGACCGCTGCCGACAAGAAGCGCAAGGCGGCGATCGACGCCAAGTACGCACCGGTCCAGCGCAAGTGGCTGAACACCAACGAGTTGGACCGGGCCAAGCTGGCCGCCTCGATGAGCTACCTCGCGTCGCAGGGACGCACCCCGCTGAACGATCAGCTGGCTGCTCGTAGCCAGACCGTTCGCAACATGCTGGGCTACTGACCGATGACCACGCTCGGGGGACTAGTCGGGTCGCAGCCCCAGCGCGGCGTCACGGTCTACTCCCCGTCGAGGAACTCTCCGATCGCGCGGGCGGTCGACGCGCAGCGGTTCACCAAGAAGCCAGTGAAGAAGGGCGAACGCCCCGCCGTCCCCGACAGCGTCGACGCTCGCTTCCTGGCCAGCCCGAACGAGGTTGCCCAGCGCCAGCAGGTCAAGGCCGCCCAGAACAAGCCGTGGTGGCAGGACGTCCTCGGTGTCGCCGGGGATGTCCTCTCCCCGCTCAGCGTGCCCGCCAAGCTGGTCAACGTCGGCTTGGAGGAGGGCGTCAAGCTGCTGCCCGACTCGGTCGAGAAGTGGATGTACAAGCCCTTCGGGGACAACGACACGCTGAACTCGCTGGCACCACTGCTTGGTGGTGTGTTCGGCATGGACCCGGCCAAGACCCACGATGACCAGGGTGTGCTGGAACGGTTGGCACCGCGGTCAACCTACGGGGCCGGGGAGATCTACGGCAACGACATCAAGGTCCCTGGGTTGACGGGGCTGCGCAACCTGGGCCTGGACATCCTCCACGACCCGCTGACCTACCTCACCGCTGGTGCAGGAAAGGGCGTCGAGCTCGGGGCGCAGGCAGCCAAGGAAGCCTCTGTTGCACGCACTGCCCTGGAGGCGGCACCCAAGTTCCTCGACGAAGCGGGCGACGTCGTCAACCCAGCGATCAGGGACCTGGAGGCCACGCTGGCCAGGGCTGAGAGGAAGGCGGCGAAGCTCGGGGACAAGGTCAAGATCAAGGACATCCCTCACTCCCGGCAGGGACGGATGGGGATGGTCTCCGAACTGGCGTTGAGCGGACCGGAGGGCGAGGCGATCACCAAGCAGTTCGCCAACGAGTTCTCCAAGGGCATCGACCAGGGCTTCACGCAGATGAACAGGGAGGCCCGCGACGCGCTCGGCATCACCAAGTCCGGGCTGCGCGTCCGCGGCACGAGCAAGGTGATCCCCGGCACGGAGAAGCTGGCCGAAGTGATGAACCTGCCGGGCAAGGCGGCCCGCGCTGGCTTCGGCAAGCTGGGCGACACCCTGTCCGAGTCGTCGCTGGCGTCGTTGCAGAAGCTGGGCGAGGGACGCACGCCGCTGGGGCTGGGCGAGTTCTACAAGACGGTGCGCTCGAAGTCAGCGACCGCCGACGAGAAGTTCTTCGCCCTGGCCAAGATCCACGGCGAGACGTTGAGGCACACCACGACGAACATGGTCGAGGGTGGGGCCAAGACGGCAGCGAACAGGGCGGCCAAGCCGATCCTCAAGATGAACGAGGCCGGGCGCCAGGCGATGCGTGTCGCCAGCGAGGTGAACCCCGACGAGTTCACTCCGCTGAACGACGCGGTGCAGAAGGTCGCCGCGGTCTACGCCGAGATGACCGGGCGTCCGATCTCCGAGGTGGTGATGCGCGACCCGGCGACTCACGTCCCGCACATCCAGACCGGTGAGTGGTTCGACTTCGTCAAGACGCTGAGCCCCGACGCGCAGGACGACCTGCGCAACGCCACCGGGTTCACCACCAAGGACATGCTGCAGACCAGCGGCCACATGGACAAGCGGGTGCTGACCCTCGGACCCAACGGCGAACCCAGGTCGTTCAAGATCGGTGACCGGATGGTGACCGTCACCGAGGACACCATCGACGGTAAGAACAGGGCGTTCGCTGAAGCGTTCCCCGAGTTCAAGGGCACGGTCTACGAGACCGACCCGCTGAAGATCATCGACGGCTACATCAAGTCGGTGTCGCAGGACGCCGGGGTGTGGTCGTTGAATCAGCTGGGCGGCAGGGGCACGTCGCTGGCGACGACGATGACCGGCGCGCTCGACGCCGAACGCATCGCCCGCAACGAGGCGCTGGCCAGTCAGTCGCGCGAGGCCCGTCTGGCCGAGGGAGCCAACCTGCCGAGGGTCGAGGGCCAGCGCGCCCCGGCCGTCCCCGACCAACCGATCGTCCCCGGCTCGCCGCGCGACCAGTTGAACCGCGCGTTCAACGAGCAGCTGCCCGAGTTGCAGGCCCGCGCTGTCACGCCTGAGCAGCAGGCCCAGGTGGCCGAGTTGGCTGATCGCTACCCGGCCCCCACCACACCGCCGCCGTCGGACATGTTCCGCAACGTCGAGAGCCCAGTTGCCCAGGAGCGACTGGCCGAGCAGCTGCTGTCGCCCGAGGCGCAGGCCACCGAAGCAGCCCTGCGCACCGAGGCCGTGGCCACCGCCGAGGCGGCACAGCAGACCCTCGGTGATCTGCGGACGAACATGTTCAAGGACATCCGCAAGGAAGGCAAGACGGTCGGCAGGCTGCTCGACCGGATCGACACCAGCCTGCAGAAGTACAAGCGTCAGCTAGAGGGCTTCCGTTCGATCCGCTCGAACAACCCGGCGGAGATCGAGCGGATGATCGAGGCCGTCTCGAAGAACGTGGTCGACCTCGAAGCCGAACTGAAGCAGAAGACGGCGACGTGGAAGGGCCTCGGCACCAGGGCAGCGAACAAGGCCGAGCGTCGGTTGAAGGATCAGTTCGAGCAGCTGAAGCAGATCCGTGACGAGGCGACGCAGCACCTGTCCGAGACAACCGGCGAACGCATCTCCGCCGAGGTGACCAAGCGCACCGAGACCCTGCTCGCCCCGCTGCGCGCCGCCGAGGAACGACTGGTGGCCAAGACCGCCGAGGTCGTCGCCCCGTTCAAGCAGAAGGCACTCGACGATGCGGCCGACGTGCTGGAGCGCGCCGGGCTGACCGACGAGCACTGGCAGGCATACGGCGAGGCCCTCGCCGCTCGCCCGACCAACACCAGGCTGACCACCAAGGCAGGGCGGGTCGCCGTCACCGAGCAGCGCGCCCTAGACATGGCCGCCTACCGAGCGACCGGCGGTGAGGTCACCCCGTACATCGAGGCCCAGGGTCGAGCCACCGCGCTGGAGAACATGATCCCCGACGCGCCCCCCACGCAGGCTGCGCGGTTGCGCAGGGAATTGGCTGAGATCAACAAGGAGTTCGCGCCGGGCGGCAAGCACTTCGAGGAGTTCAAGGCCCGCTCGGTCATGGCTCAGCAGCTGGAGCACGAGCAGGCGGTCAAGGCAGCGACGGCGCGCGAGCGGGCGTCAGTCGAGCAGATCAGACAGAACATCGCGACACGCTCGGAGGCAACGATCCGTGGTCCCGAGGGCGAGCGGATCATGGACGACGTCACCGGGCTGGAGACCGAGGGCGGTCGTCGAGTCAGCAAGCTGAAGCCGGGCGAGAAGGCTGGACCACGCACCGAGC